GTAGGCATCGAAGGGGGCAGCACCTGATGCAGCGTCCTGTGTCTTCTCAGTAGCACCAATAGTCATGTCCTTACCAACCATACCGTAGGTAGCTGTTACCATCTGGTTGGGGGCAAGAGAGACACCCATAGTAGAAACTGTCATACCTGTGAACAAACGAGCTTGGTCGATGTCAGCAGCGTAGTCTTCTATAGAGAAGAATTTAGGTGTTGTACCAACCTTAAGGACGTTAGTTGACCAAGTGGACAACATAGCTGATTCTAGAAATGCATCATAGTCAGCATCACGTAAGTCAGCAACAATATCACCAGCAGCTTGACGGTTACCATGACGGTCAACACGGGGCATACGATCAGATTGAATGTCAGTACCAGCTACACGATCTTTAGTTAAGTTCAAAGAGTGTGTGCTGAAGGGTAAGTTTGTGAAGTTACCAGCAGGAGTCGTGCCAAATGTGCTTTCCACAATGAACGATAGGCTGGAACGAGAACCTTGTGCGAAGGCCATAATGTATTCTCCTAATTGTTATAGCAGTACCATCCGATGCTTACCGGAACATAGTACCAAGGTGCATCTAAGAAACCTTGCTGTCTTTCAGCGTAGTCAATAGACACAGTGATTGAGTTGTAGTTTATATGAGTAGTAGCTTCAAAAGCTTCTATCAAAGTGTTGGCAAAGGCATCGGCGGTAGCAGGGCCATTACCCTCTGGACAGTATACATGAAGTCTAAAGACGCCTTCATATCTTTGCTGAGGGTTAAGCCCTCGGACTGCGGGTCTACGGGATGTGGGCATATATTGAACCTTTAGGTAGCTTGTACCTGTAGTGGGTTCAAAAGATACATTCTCATAAGCTATTTGTGTAGGTATGCTAGAGGTAGCAGCCAGCTTAACCTCAAGAGCAGCTCTTATGTCGTCGTGGATACTAGCCATTACCTTAATACACTCCTGAGACCATCAAAAACTCCGTGACGCCTCTCTACGAACTTAGCATGAGGAGCGTTGTTTACGAAGGTAGCCCCTTGCATAAGGTCTATGGAGTCTAGTTCAGAGTAAAGCTTATTTGCCATATCTTCTAAGGCAGAGTTAGGGTCGATACCTCTTTCTTTTCTACGAGAGCTTATGGCAGGTCCAGAGCTGTCGCCTCTTTGATTAAGTGTCATAGACCTAGCATATGCACCAGTATCAACAGGGGTAACTCTCTCTAGGTAATCTATACCTTCAATAAGCTTATTAGCTAAGAGTTTCTGAGCGAATGCTGTGACCTCTTTCTTCTTCTTGGTAAGTCTGGGACTAACAGTAACTTGCATTATTCCCTCACATCACACAGGAAGCAGATCTTAGTCCCGTTAGAAAATATAGTAACAACAGAAACAATGTTAACTGTGTCACCGCTACCAATAATCTGATCTTCGTCATCGGGTTCTACTGCCAATCCTAAAGCTGGTATTACGCATTTACGGTTACTTCTACGGATCTGATCGAAGTCTGCTATGATACCTTGGTCATAGTTATAGAAGTAACCAGTAAAGCTATAATCTGTGGTAGCTGATCCTGTTACTGCACCTGTTGCAGGGTCATAAGTACCTGCTGTAGTCTTCTTACGCAGAGTAAGAGTTTCCCCGAACTCATCTACCATCTTAAGTAGATTATATCCCCTGGTAAATGCCATAGCTTACCCCTTAGTTATAATCGTAATCATCGCCACTATAACTTGGTGGGTTTCTGAATCTATCCCTGCGGAAGGAAGGTGCAATACGATCTGTATTTTGTCGAACATTGTCCACAATGGCAATGCTAATTCCCCCAGCTTTGATACCTACTACAGCACCTGATTTCTTACCTTGATGCTCTAGTGTTTCCGCTAGGCTAGTGTAGTGTTCTTGTAAGTCGCTGTAGTCAGCACTGAGTGCGCCTGAGAGGTTCTGAGTAACTCTACGAGAGTATTGTGCAGCTATTGTTCTAGCAGCCCATGCAGCAGCATAGTAGACATTATCATTAGTCTGATTGAGAGCGAAGGTAATCTCTTCATTCTGGACTTGTTGGTCGTTAGTGTCAGTGTCACCTACAAGCAAGCGAACAGAGTTTATTCTCTCTGCTGCACTAGCTGTACCTAAGTTCGTTGCATCATACGACCAAGCCATAATTAATCAGTCTCCATGTGACCATAATTTCTACGCCAGCTACGAATAAGCCCACGCTGTTTATCGGGTACTTTAGACTTCTTACACTTCTTTCTGTCGAACTCAGTGGTAGACTTAGTCTTAGTTTTTACCTTAGCATTAATAGTGTCTACAAGACCGTGTAGTCCCTCTGTATCAAGGTCTTCTAAGCCATCACCAACCTTACGTTTAATCTCAAAGTCAGAATTGTGATGAATGAAACCTTGTTTATATAGGATCAGTGCCTTCTCTTCAGTTACACCGATTTCTTTCCACTTAAACTCCTCACCCTTCTTTAGCTGTCTACCCCAAGATTGAAATGGGTACTTAACAAATACAGGGCGGTCTATTTGAAATGGCATATTCTCTTGTCGGATCATTGTACTACCTTTCGTCGGGAAGGATGGCAGGGGCCACTACAGCCCCTACCGATAGAAATTAAGCTACAGCAGCAGCGAAGAGGTAACCCAAGGCAGCGCCTACGACTTTCATATCGTAAGACATTTTAACTTGGATCATCTCAGCGATTTGCTGACGCTTCAGAGCATCATCTGAGAATGACTCAACAGTGATACCCAAGTTGTTCACACCTTCTAGGTTATTCCAAGCGAAGGTCAAACCAGCGGCTGGTGACATAAGACCAGCAGTTGATGGTGTGTAGGCCAACAGAGCATTCTTACCACCGATGAACGCATTGCTTTCTGCAACACCTTCTACTGATGAGTTCTTGACAGCTTCCATGACGTAGAAGTTCTCTACCTCAAAGATTTCAGCCAATTTAGCATCTGTGATCAAAGCTGTGTTAGTTACAGTTGCACCACCGTTCAAACGTGCCAGAATATCTGGGTGATTGATCAGCTTGTCACGTACTTCTTTACCAACAACCATTGTGTTTGGCTTGAAGCCACCAGAAGCCAACTGTACTGCACGACGAGCAGCAGTTACATCTTGGATTGGTGTTGAGTTGGTGTAGTCTGACCACTGGTCAGTACCTGACAATGTGTTGTCTGTTCCCCAAACTCCTGTTGAGAAGAAGTTGGTTGCAAACTGCTCTTCACGATGGATCATCAGACGCATCGCCAAGGTTTCAGCACCAGCAGAACGGATGTCCAACATAGCATCTTCGTTAGCCAAAGTTTGCTCATCGAAGTCCATACCAAGACCATATACGTCAGCAAAGTAGCTGCTGGTCGATAAAGTCATACCGATACGGTTTACTTCTGTACGTGGAGCCAATTTAGCTACATCACCAGTACGGTTCATATTCGCACGGTCATAGATGTAGTATTTGTCAGATTGTTTTGAAACACCGACAGTTGGGAATACCTTATCAGCGATAAAGTTTTCTTGTGATTGTGCATAAGCCAGCGTGAGGTTAGTCAGCGGCTGATCTACATGCACTGCGGATGGAGTCAGCAAGGGCATTATTTATTCCTTTCTATGCTGGATTAAGCTACGACGTTACCGCCTTGGATGAGTTCAATAGCCATGATCTGACCATCAACTGCTGCTTCCAAAGCATAACCCATAACAACGTCACCAGAGGCGGCGGTGAGTGCGTCACCATTTGCATCTGTTTGAATGGCAGCACCAGCGGCAATAGTACCACCAGAAGTTACCATAACCTTACCTGAGATAGCTACAGTAGCAGCTTCACCAGCGGCAGGGTTGTTCAAAAGAACACCGATGCAATTTTCACCAGCAGCATCTGCCAGATCTACTTGTCCATCACTCTCCAGAGTAACGAACTTGAATTGTGCTGCTGTGAGACTCTCACCAGCAACAAAAGACCGTGTATCACGGGACTGCATTACAGCCATATTTATTCTCCTTTATAGGATTTGTTGATAAGAGCTTTACCTTCATCGGTCTTAGCAACTGCGGCATAAGCTACAGCATATTGGCTCTTCTTGATTTTGTTTTCGTCCATATAAGACTTAACGAGGGCATCTAGCTTGTCCTGCGCTGTAGCGAAGTTGCCATCAGCATCAGACTTACCAAATTCTTCCATAGACTCTCCGAATACTGCATCAGCACCCTTCAGAGCTTCCATAACTGCTTCATCTGTATCGAACTTAGCAATGAGTGTTTTAGCTACTTCGATGTTGAAGTTAGGTAGAGCTTCTTCTGCACGTTTAGTCAGTTCAGCATCTGCCTTAGCAACTTCAGCTTCTTCCAGAGCCTTAAGGATAGGCGCAGGGATGTCAGCTTTGTTGATTTGCTCACCGTCATACTCTACATACTCAGGCTCGACTTTCTTCTCAATTACATCAGCTTTGATGACATAACCATTCTCGATGAGAGACTTACGAAGACGCTCGTTTTCTTCCTTAAGAGCAACTTCAGAAGCCTTAAGAGTTTCGATTTCAAGCTCTTCAGCAGTTGCATCATCAGCTTTCTTCATGTCCATGTTGTACATCTTCATGGCTTCTTCTTCAGACATACCTTTATCCATGTATGGCTTCAGTTTGGCCTTCAGATCATCAGACATTTTTTCTGTTACTTCATGTTCCATAGGTTCTCCATTGGAATTATCACGCTTGTACAAGGAGACCATTGCCTGTGCATTTGCTGGACGATCCACCAAAGACAACTCTTCCAGTTCAAGCTGTTTTAAAAGGTTAGGCACTATAGTCCTCCTTGATTGCACGACCCCCAATAGAGAAGGCCGCAAGTTCACCAGACTTAACCTTCGCCCAGACATTATCGTCATAGACTTTGAAAGCTACAACCCAGCCTTCACGGTCACTCTGAATGCCAAGGGATTCACCAATCTCTTTAGTGATAGGCATAGAATGAATAACTGCTCCAATCTGATCCCCTGTATGCATCTGCTTACCGACACGAATATGCTCCATAAAGCTATTGACAGCCTTAACGAGTGTGTCAGGTTCGATTACGTCACCTTGACGGTCAACCACTGGCTCACCTTTCTCAGTAACGACTGAGGCCCATCCGTAGACTAGACGCTGTTCTTCGTCAGCCTTTAGGATTTGCCCTTCAATACTCTTTGTTAATTCGGACACTGATGTTCCACCTTCCCACATACGACAAGACCAGTAACCTGCTGTAGTCTTATCTTTCTTGGTATCGCAAGAATGGCGGGAGCGGAAATTAGCTCTGGCTTTAGGGTCATCTCTACGGATCTCCATATTAGGATCTCCAAAGGCAACTCGCTTTACCTTATCACCATCTTGCACGAACACTTCAAACTTCTTGTTGCCACCTTGAATACGGCGAGGCTTGTTTAAAGTTACTTTCTCACCTTGGTACTCAGCCTTAGTGAACTCTTCCTTCATCACTTCCTGTACGATAGCTCTGAGAGCGTCTAAGCGGTTCACTGATGGCTCTTCAGGTTCTTCATCTACCTCATCACGGGAGTAATATTCTAGGTACTCTTCATGGCTACCACAGGGCATATATACAGCCTGTCCTATGCCGTCTTCATGTACGTGGATCTTACCCTCACAACCCATGTCCATGCTTCTAGCTCTAGCTTCCATCTCAGTAGAGAATACGTCATTAGCTAGTTTAGCTTTAGCTATTGACTTCTTGCTGCTAGAAGGATGTGAAGCTGGTAGTAGATCTTTGTCGTGATTAGCTTTCTTAGCCCCCGTGACAATCTTAAGGAAGCTATTTACTCTAGCCATTGCCCACTGCTCAGGGCCAGTCACATTAGGACGTACTGACTGAGGATTTGTACGGTAGGCTCCTACACCCCTATCATATACTGCCTCAAGCATACGCATAGTTACCTTATGCTTAGACTTCTTGTTATGAGCTTCCATCTTGTTCTTGAGGGCTGTTTTTGGCATGTTGTAACCTTAAGCTGTATTCTTGATTAGGACACCTTGGAAGGAAGCCGCTACTGCGTTATTTGTTGTGTTACTAGAAACCCTACACTCTAAATCTGTCTTCTCATAAAATGGTTGTGGGTATTCAAACTTAGTAATCAACTGGTTGCTCTGTAGCACATTAATAAACCTAGATCTGAAGACATTCGATCCAAAATCACGGCTAACAAAAACACAAGTGACTAATTTACTTGCTTGAGATAACGCTGCGGTAAAGTTAATGTCATCTAAGTATAGCGTGTAACCAGCGGGTACAGTGTAAGCAGCTATTTGTGTCTGATTACCAAAACTTAAATTGGCATATACTGTAGTATTTGGTACACCACCAGTAGCACCAGAAGAACCTATATAGATTATACCGCCAGCAGTCCCACCTGTACCAGCTAAAGTAACAAAAGCTCTGTACACTCTTAGGTATGAGTTTTGAGTAGCTACTTGTGTCTGACCATTAAGAAGAACTGTCTCTTCTATTTCATCGTAGTTCTCATCTAACCCTTGTATGAGAATACTGTTAGCACCTGTGCCACCGTTGGTATCATTTACACTTGTGCTACTGACAAACATTGTAACAGCACTTGTAGGGTAAAAAAAGTTACCACCTTGCGCCCAGACAGTCTCTTCATCCCCATTTACATCTGGGTTGTAACCAAACTTGTATAAAGCTTTGTGACCCTTAGTAAAACCCCTAGCGATTGCTAGGTCTGTATGTTCAAATAGGCGTCTGGGCCAACCACCAAGCATTTTCTGTTCTACCTGTTCAAAGAGTGTATTAGGATCTGTTGCATCTTCTACGTCAGGTCTTCCAGTAAGTATGCCATCAGTTACTAGAGAGTAATTTTGGCTTATTGCAGTTGAGTTTACTTCTGGTGTACCTGTAACGACAGAGGGAATAGAGAAACTCTCATCTTCTGTCATTGTAGCATCTGAGACTACAGGAGAACCTGTAACAAGCCCTGATGCTGTTAGGCCGTGGTCTTGAGTTAGTG